CAGTATTGGATGAGACCGACACAAACCCCACCGACGCGGCACCTACCGTCGCCAGTTAGCCGATCTTCTAGTTGCGGTCGGTTGGTGGCCGCCTACCATCCCGTTTGACTCACAAGACCTAGCCACGGTCATTACTGTGTTGAATGAGCAAAACAAACGGAGCAAATAATGTCTGAGGTCACCGCAACTATTGAGATCGCTGGGCTCAAAGATGCTTTGAAAACCCTGAACAAAATAGACAAAAAACTTCGTACCCAGATCACGCGCGACTACAGGGACATTGTCAAACCCGTCATTGCTGACGCCAACAGTCTGATCCCATCCAATGTCCCGTTATCTGGTATGGCTCGAAACTGGTCAACCAAATCAGGCTTCAAGATGCTTCCATGGCAACCCGGGCACAAACAAAAGATCGCTGCCAAGATCAACACTCGAGCAATCCGAGAGTACGGCGGACGTACAACCAATGTCGGAACGTTTAGCATTGCTTACTCATCTGCCACAGGAACGATGTTTGACATGTCATCTCAAGGGCGTTTAGGTGCAGCGCTAACAGCACGATACGGAAGCCGTTCGCGAGTAATGTGGAAAGCATGGGAACGAAACGAGTCAAGCGTGAATGCTGAAATGGAAAAACTCGTAAAACATGTCATGGATCTCACGTCTAGGGAGTTGATGTAATGGCTGTAGTAATCCCCATCGTTTCCGAGTTTGACGGCAAAGGCATTCAGAAGGCGATCAAACAATTCAAGCAATTAGAGACCAACGGCGAGAAGGCTCAGTTCGCTATTAAGAAGGCTGCTGTACCTGCAGCTGCTGCACTCGCTGGACTCGCTGTTGCCCTTGGTAGCGCGACACAGGCCGCTATGGAAGATCAGCAGGAGCAAGCCGCACTTGCGCTGACCCTGCAAAATGTGACGGGCGCTGGCGCTGCACAAACTGCACAGGTTGAGGAACAGATCTCGGCCATGAGTCGAGCGTCCGGGGTTGCTGACACCGAATATAGAAAATCGCTAGAGGCATTAGTCCGTGGTACTAAAGACGTTGACATCGCCATGAAGGACATGAACCTTGTCATGGACATCGCGACAAGCCTTCAAATGGATAGCACCACGGTCGCTGACGCGCTTGCTAAGGCTTATCAGGGCAATTTTAAAGCGCTTCGCACGTTGTCACCAGAAATGGCCACCATGATTAAAGAGGGCGCAACCCTTGACGAAGTCATGAACGTGCTTGGCGGGACTTTTGGTGGGGCTACAGCAAAGAACGCCGAAACCGCTGCAGGCAAAATGGCAATCCTTAAGAACTCAATTGGCGAAACCAAAGAATCAATCGGTGCAGCACTACTACCAGTAGTCGAGGCCGTGCTCCCGATCCTGCAAAAGTTTGCAGACTGGGCACAAAAGAACCCTCAAGCATTCCTGGCTATTGCAGGCGCTATCGGACTAGTCGCAGCTGCAATTGTTGCCACAAACATTGCCATGGCACTCAACCCATTCAGCCTCATTGCTGCAGGCGTCGCGCTATTAGTCGCCGCGCTTGTCATTGCATACAAGAAGTTTGAATGGTTCAAAACAGGCGTCAACTTTATTGTCAACACAGTTATTGGATATTTTGAAGGCGTCGGCAACGCCGCAATTGGCATGGTCAACATGATCATCAAGGCTTACAACGCCATCCCATTAGCACCAGACCTAGCACTAATTCCACAAATGAACTTTGGGCGTATGGGCCAATCAGCAACCAGTTCGGCAAGCGGAATGAACATTCCCAAAATGGCTACTGGCGGAATTGTGACAAGCCCAACCTTGGCGCTTATCGGTGAAGCAGGTCCAGAAGCCGTAGTCCCGTTAGGCAAAGGCGGTGGCTTAGGTGGTATCACAATCAACATTTCAGGCGGCCTAGGAACATCCACAGACATCGCAAATGCCGTGTATGACAACCTGCGTTTTTACAATCAGAACGTGGGCCCGTTAAGAATTAGAACGGCGTAACCATGGCAAGCACCATCCCAAATTGTGGGACGTACATCATTGAGGCTTACGCAACTGGCGCACCGCCAACAAACGCTTTTATACTCGACACCTCAACGCTTAACTCAATTGCTGTGCTTGGTGGCGCTGTTTGGTATGACATCAGCCAATACATCCAGAACGTGCAGATCATGCGCGGAAGGCAAAACCCGTTCCGTGAACCATCCTGCAACCCCGGCACAGCATCATTCCGAATCTATGACCCGAACTTTTATTTCTCGGTAGTCAACACCGCAAGCCCTTACTACAACGCAACCGACCAACGCTTGTCAATTGGCGTATCAACGCCAGTCAGAATCTCCCGAAATGGTGAATACCTATTTGTTGGTCAAATAACAACATATGACCAAAACATTCAACAACCAAACTATTCAACAGTCAACGTCACTTGCTCGGACGCAATTCAAACTTTTAACAACATTAAACTGCCAGCACAAACAACAACACAACAGTCCTATGGCGCTCGCGTCAACGTGGCTTTGACTTCTGGTGGTATAACAATCAATCGTGATATTGCAACAGGGGTATCCACGATCGGAGCAGTACCAATTGAAGATGGCGCATCGCTGCAGGATTATTTGCTTCGAATCCAAAACTGCGAATATGGCCGCATGTTCATATCGCGCAATGGAGTATTTACCGCGCAAGCCCGAGTCCTTCCAGTAACCGTCAACCCATCAGTCACCTTGTCCGATACCGGGTCAGGCGTTGACTACGACACCTTTGACATAGCGAACAGTTAAAACCATGCCAGCACCAGAATGGGATGTCAACTTCGCTGCAAAGATCGCAGCTCTTGCCGACGCGACCGCAACCAGCAACTCTGTTAACCGAAACTATTTCCAAGAAACCACTCAATCGGTGGTCAACACAGTCAACGTGGCAATCACCCCAGCATTCCCCACAACCCTTGACCTAACGCCAACAACCACATATGCAACAGCAACTGACGACATATCGGTTGAAACGTTCGGAGTGTCAGAAACACCAATCGTCATCACTTTGCTGGCAACCATTGAGGACGCAGGAGCACTTGCCTACTACCTACTTCGAGCCGTACCTGCGTTTTGGTTCAGCAACTTGGCTGTATCTCTCAACACCCTTTCAGATGCAAACAAAACACTGATCGCAAACCTTGAAATTGGTCAACAAATAGCAATCACCAAATCATTCCCCGCTGGAGTAGTTCCATCAACAGTCACCCAATACCTGTTTGTCGAAGGTATCAGCCACCAGATCACAGTCGAAAGCCACGTTGTAACGATCTACACGGGCCCAGGAACGATCTACTTCCCGTTTATCCTTGATACCTCAACGCTTAACAATTCCACTTACGGGCTCGGCTAACCGACTAACTTAGGAGAAGATATGGCAACACCAACAACACTTCCAGCAACGTTTGTTTCAGGCGACATTCTCACAGCTGCACAAATGAACAACTTGCGCGGTGCGTTCCGTGTTTTGCAAATTGTTACAGCAAACACAACAACGGCTGCATCAAGTTCAACAACCACATACGTTGATTCAAACCTCACAGCGACAATCACCCCTCAATCAACCGCAAGCACCATTCTTGTGATGGTCACGCAATCAATGCAAAAGTCGGCAGGAAACGCTACAAATTACGCTGGAATGAAATTATTGCGTGGCGCGTCAGTAATTTTTACGCCAACAGTTACCGATTTATTTACGGGAACTGCAATGATTTTGACTGGCACATCAAGTTTTTATTATTTGGACAGCCCAGCAACCACATCAGCAACGACATACAAAACACAAATTGCCAGTCCAAACAACACGGCCTCAATAACTGCACAACCTTCTAGCGCAGGATATTCAACCATCGTTCTTATGGAGATTTCAGCATGAGCCGTCCAACAAGTGAGCACGACGAAATGATTCAAAAACTGGTTGACGCAGGATTTGAAACTGGATGGGCGCTAAACGGATCTGAATTGGTCATCTGGGAACACGAAGAAAATCCACCGAAACCACTTAAACGCCCTGCATGAAATGGCGTTACCTCATCGGCTACAGCGCACTCATTGCTGTCGTGCTCTGGGGTTGCTCCGGGTGCGCTGAACGTACTCGAATGAACTGCATCAGGACTAAAAACCAAGCAATCACTCTTACAACTGAAATTGTCGTTGGTGGTGGGCGTTGTGGCTAAATACAGCAACGACGAAATCAAAGCACGTTTAATCCTTGTAGTCGGAATCGGTCTGACATGCGCGTTTGTAGGCTCAATTTTTACTTTGCTTTATGGCCTGTTATTTGTTACCCAGCCCCTCGAGCAAGCACCAAACGACGCAGAAGCATTCTCGGTACTTAACCCAATGCTGATGACCTTGAGTGGAGGTCTTATAGGATTGCTTGCATCAAACGGACTTAAGAACAAATCAAAGGACGGAGACGATGAAGCCTAAAGACAAAGCAATGCTTGCCAGTTACGGACGCTCAGTAGTTGGTGCACTAATTGCTGTGTACTCCACGGGAACAACCGATCCGCGCGACTTCGGAAAAGGTGCAATCGCAGCAATAATCCCACCGCTACTTCGCTGGGTAAACCCTAAAGATGCAGGTTTTGGGCGTGACAGTTCCGCACAAGCGTAAGGTCATTCTTCCGCAGCTCGTCGCGCATTGTAAGCCGGGTGAACTCCCAGCAAACATGCTCGTGGATGTAAAACCATACGGAAAACTGTTGTACTCCGTTGCCGACTGTTGGCTTGCTTGGCGTGATCGCGCATTTACAGAAGGCATAAAAACGTTCAAACCAACTAGCGCAAATGATTGTTATCGCAGTTACACCACACAAATGCTGGCTTGGAATCAGCGCATGACCACCGTCCCACAAGAAGGCAAAACCCCTCGAGCGTTCCAAGGCAAGAACTGGTGGCTAAAAGACGGCTTTGCACCAATCGCACAACCCGGCAAGAGCAATCACAACTGGGGAATATCTGTGGACGTCAGCGAAGCATCTGGGGATCGTTTGGCCTTCATGGCAGCAACCGCGCTGGACTATGGATTTACATGGGAACTGGACTCAGAGCCATGGCACGTCAACTGCTACAACGCGGATGTCATACCCCCATTGGTTTTGGAGTGGCGTAAAGCGAAATCCTTGCAATAACCCGTCAGGGCGTTTAGGGTCAATGTACCCGACGAAAGGATATTCATTATGCAACTTACCGCCCCCAAAATCATCGCAGGCTTCATCACAGCCTTATGGGGTTTTGCCTCGCTCCTAGGCGCTCCTAACGCTTCTGGTAGCCCATCCAGCACCATCCCAGTAGCCCGTGATTACATCATTGAGCCAACCACGACAACCAGTAGCACGATCTACATAGATCCCTACACGTCAGCCTGTGAACAATTCTCCGCATTGGGCGTCAACCTTGGCTGGCCAGCAGATCAGCGCACCGTGCTTGAATCGATCATGAAGCGCGAGAGCAGCTGCACTCCGAACGCCATCAATCGCAAAGACCCGTTCGGAGGGTCGCGCGGATTACTCCAGATCAACGGCTCATGGCACAAATGGCTGATCGGCAAAGGGATCATCACAGACAAACAAGATCTGTTACAGGCTCAAACTAATCTGCTCGCAGGATTAGAAATATACAAATACGGTGTTGAGCGTTACGGCTTCGGCTGGGGCCCATGGGGGACAAAATGACAAATCACACAATGGCAATGTTTGGTCTTATTGACGAAATTATGGCAGGGAGTACAAACCCACACGCAAGCATCATCCAACGTTTGCGCGTGATGAAAAACTCGCTGTCATTAGAAGACCCGATGCCACTTTACGATGTGACCACACTTGATTTGGCTATCAAAGCGCTTCAAACACACTCGTAAACATGCTGCAAACAGTCACAATTCTGTTGACGCCACAAGAAAACTTGCTTTGCATGGCAGAAGCGAAACGGCGCGTAGCGCACGCATTTGCAACACATTGCAAAACCGATGCAGCGGACGACCGTGTGCTTGATTTGCATTACAAAGGCGCACAAGGCGAATACGTTGTCCACAAATTTACGGGCTTCCCGGTGTACTTTGGCGACAACAACATTGGCGTGAAAACTAAATCTGATGTCGGGCCGTACGAGGTTAAGACGGCAAGCACAAGGGCAAATGAAAAGAACACTAAACCGCTTATTGTGAAAAGTCATAACAGATTAGACGCCGATTACATCCT